TTATATCAAAACCTTTGAAGGAAAGATTAAAGTGGGATGCAATTCGTCTTAACTTTATGAAAAAGACTTCGAGGGCAAAACTACCCTTATAATGAAAAAATCAGAGTTAATTCATTGGAGATTGCAAGCAATGCTTCGTGAACATTCTTTTAGTGATTTAAAATACTTAGGTGTCAAACCCGATAGTATTGGTATGCCACAACATTGGTATATGATAGGTGACAATGAAGTTTCATGTGACTCAATTACAGAATTAGACAGTGAGGAAGTTGAAGAGGAAAGTGACACCGTTTGAAACTTATCAAACTTATCTTTCTATGAAAAGTCATTTTACAAATCGTAAGTATGACTTCTTTAAATATGGTGGTAAATCCCGTGCCACAGTAACTGCTTTCAATCGAAGAAAAGACAAATACTGGTTTGAGAAAACTTCTCGTAAGTATTCTGATGGTCAGATTGTTGATTTTCTTCTTGCCAACTTTGTAACATCAACAAACCCAGAAAACTTATGGATTGGAGAAATTATCAATTCTGGCGAAAGAAATTACTCAGAGTGGATGAAAACTCAACAGAGTTTAAAGTACTTGTTCAAAGAACAATCAAAGAGATTACTATCCGAGAACGACTTAGAAGAAGTATTCAACTGCTCCAAGGGACACCCAATAATATTAAAGAAACACTTGGGTGGAGAACTAAACTTAGAAATCTTAGTAATCTACGAAAAGATCTTTTCTTTCGTAAAAAACTTTGATAAGAAACTTGACGATCCTGTATGGGAAACCGTAAAGATGAAAATTAATAAGTATAGTCCTTTCATAAATATTAATGTGTTTCATTACAAAAAATTAATTATGGAGGTTATTCGTAATGGCTCTTAATAATGATGAAGTGCTTGGAAATCTTAAATCTCAACTCAAAGAAGTATCGAGTCAATTAAATCAATTAACTGAAACTCGTCTTAAACTTCTAGGAGCAATTGATGTCCTCGAACAAATCGAGGAAAGTAAAACGGAACCAGTACAACCCGAAGTTGTGGAGACTAAGAAGAAATGAGATTTTTTGATTCGGAAATAGTCCGAGAAGAATTATCTGAAATCAATCGACTACAAACTAGCATCTATGGTAAGATGTTTGGTTTTGGTTTTCTAAGTCCTACTGACCGAAAGGAACACGTTGAGAAATTAGAAACTCTTTTAGAGAAACAAAAAACGATGTGGACTCGGTTGTCTTTATCAGATGACCCAGAAGCAAAAGATATGAAAAATCAATTGCGTAAGTCCTTACAGGGTATGGGTTTCCCAGAAGGAACCGATATGCCTTCGATTTTTAGTGCAATGGATGACACCATTGGCAAACTCAAAGAGAGTGTTGACTAATTAATCTATCTTTGTTATAATACAAACAATCCCCCGATCAAATTATCCGAGGTAATCCTATGTCTTTTAAAGACCTAAAAAAACAATCTAAGCTTGGCTCTTTGACTGCAAAGTTAGTTAAAGAAGTTGAGAAAATGAATAATAACGGTGCGTCTGGTGACGAACGCACATGGAAGTTAGATGTAGATAAAAGTGGCAATGGATATGCTGTTATCCGTTTCCTACCTGCACCAGAAGGTGAGGATCTACCATTTGTAAAACTATACTCCCATGCCTTTCAAGGTCCTGGTGGTTGGTATATTGAAAACTCTCTGACTACATTAGGTCAGAAAGATCCTGTTTCTGAGTATAACACCCAACTCTGGAACAATGGCACAGATGCAGGAAAAGAAACAGCACGGAAACAAAAACGTAAACTTACTTACATGAGTAATATTTACGTTGTGAAAGATCCAGCAAATCCTGAGAACGAAGGTAAAGTATTCTTATTCAAGTATGGTAAGAAGATCTTTGATAAACTAACTGCAGCAATGCAACCTGAGTTTGAAGATGAGGAAGCAATCGATCCATTCGATTTCTGGCAAGGTGCAAACTTCAAGTTGAAGGCAAAGAATGTAGCAGGATACAGAAACTATGATAGTTCTGAGTTCGCTGCTGTAAGTCCATTACTTGATGATGACGATGCTCTTGAATCATTATGGAAGAAACAATTCTCACTCGCAGAGATTGTATCTACCGATCAGTTCAAAACATATGAAGATCTTAAAAAGAGATTAGAATATGTTCTTGGAAGTAAGAGACCTGCACAAGACCCAGATGTCTTTGATGAAGATAATGATCGTGGTGAAGCAGAAGAATTAGTAACTGCTGCTGTATCCGCACCTCCAACTACCTCAACGGTAGACAAAGACGAGGATGATGCATTATCGTACTTTGCGAAACTCGCAGAAGAATAATCATACAGGAGGTCAAACGACCTCCTTTTTTTATGGTAGTGTTATGTAACTATTTTCTGTCTGTGATGTTCTTCCATCAATATATTCTGATGATTTAGCGTATGTCATGATTTCCCTTATATCATTTAAGAACTGTTGAACATACTCTTCCCTTAAGATATAGATACTTCTCTTTTCATCATTTAATCGAGTTTCATATTCATAATTACTAATTCCTACTACTGGATTTAAATTTGTAGAGGGATTACTTGGATTTGGTATTGTAAAGTCACTATCAACTATTTTACCTTTTGGTAGAATTAATTTACCATCTGAATTTTTTACTTCCTTTGTTTCAAAAAACCTTACTGAATTTAAAGATTCACCATATTTTTGTTCTGCATAATTATATAAATCACGATTATTTAATGGCCATTCGTTCCTTACATTTAAAATACCTGCCACTGTTAATACAATCCAATCAAATTCTGGATTACCATACAACTGTTCTGCAAGTGTGTCTGGTCTTACACCATCCTCAATTTCATACTTTTCAAACACAGTAAAATTATTCTGCAAATCATCTCTTAATTTTACTCTACGAAAAACATTCTTTACCTCTACATAGTCGAGAGATGACATCTTATTAGAAAGAAAAGATGGATATCTTAAATTTGGTAATTCTCTAAAGTATCCCATTAGTAACCTACCGCTGCTGTGCCTGGACTTGAATCATAATCAATATCGTAAATTGGTTGTAATTCTTTGAATGATAAATCTAACTGCATTGAAACAGGTGTACCATCATCATAAGTTGAATATACCCCATCAGCTGTATATGTTGTTTGCATATCTGTCAAGAAACACTGCTTAAATTTATTTAAGAAGGGATGATCTTTATTTCCAGTACGATATCTTAATTTAAATATGTTTGGTGTTCTTAAAAAGAAGTTTGCTCCATCTGATACACCACCTTGTGCTTGAGGTGCCATGTTTCTTTTAAATGCACGAATAATTAATTTTACTTGTTCTGCTTCTTTTTTATTACGAGGTGTTAGTTTAAATGAAAATCTAAAGTTTCTAATTGTGACATCACTGAATAGAAGTTCCATGTTTGGATTTAATATCTCACCATTACCTCTTGCCAGTAGTTGATTAGGAGTTACGTTTGCACCAAAGATATTAACTGCCTCTGCAGCTAATTTTTTGGTAAGAACATCTGCTGCTGTAGCTAAAGAAGTGCTTCTATCACCACCAAGTCCTTTTGTCAAACCCTCCTGCACTCCCTTGTTAAACCCAGTTAAATCAAATGATTCTTGCTGTGCAAGTGCAGTTCCCATCCCTTTCATTGCCTCTTCAACTTTTGATACACCTAAAGCAGCAAGACCATTCATCTTAGAGTCACCATAGACAACATTGTTAGTGTCTTGTAATTGTGATGGTATTGGTAATAATATTGTACCTGCATTTATCAGTGGTTTGCGAGACAACTTATTAGTACGAGTTGCACCAGCACGATTTGTTATAAAATTACCAGTCACATAACGATTACTTCCACCAGTTGGTGATACATACTTATCACCAATCGCTTCATATCTTTCAATGTCTATTTGTAAGTAATCAGCATGTTCTGTTAATAATTCTGCTGGATATCTTAATACACCACCCTGTATCTTTCTACCATATTTTTGTAATCTTTTTTTCTTTAAATCTCTATTCTCATTTTTTATTTTTTCTACTTCGTCAAGATTTTCTTTACTTGTATTTGCTAAATTAAGTCTCTCCTGATAAGTATCATTATTACCGTTTTCATTACCGTTTCCATTACCGTTTCCATTAACTTCTACTAAAATATTATTTTTCTTTAGATCAGCATTATCATTATTCTCTATTTTATCACTATTATTAGTGGTTTCAGTGATTGGAATTATTTCTGTTCCATTAAATCTATCAAATATTTTACCATCTTTCTCTATGTAAAATCCTGTTCGTAAATATGCATCTACTACACTTTTTTTCTGTTTAACTGCCATATCGACCCTATTTTTAGTTATTTATGCGAAATTTTGCAAATGGTATTGTATTTAGGTCTTGTAACTCCTCATTTGTGACTTGATAGAGTTGACCCACCACTTCTTGAAAGGTATATGAACGGGATTGACCCCAATGAAAGTTTATTCCTTTGAAACCCCATTCAAAAATATTAGTGACTGCCACTAATGGATTCTGATCATATCGACCAGGTGTTTTTGGTTGATATACAAATACATATATCTTGCCAACTTCGGGACTTGATGCTATGCTGTCACCTAAGACATCCATGATTTCAATCATGAGATCATCAGCATCTTCTGTTCCGATAATATCATCTACTAGTGGGGCGATGCGACTCATTTGATTCCTAGTTCGTTTTCGGTCATCACTTTAAATTCCCATAAACGATCTTCACAGAACTCTGTTGCTGCTTTCCATTTTGCTTGGTTCTTAGCGTATTCATAGACTTCTCTTAAATAATTCTTGGTCTGTCTCTTGGGTTTTTTTGGTTTTTGTGTTTGTTTATGTGGTTTTACTTCTATTAAATATGTCTTGATACGACCAGTGTTTTCTTGAACTTTGATATAAAAGTCGGGAAAGTATCTATGAACTTTATTATCAACAGGAGAACGATAGGGTAGTGCAATTTCTTCACTTCCCCATTCAAGTATTTTATCATTCTTATCACAATATACCATGAATTTTCTCTCCCAAAGTGACCTGTATATGATGTTTGTGGGATCACCTTTATACTTTCTGGGATAGGAAGGATAATATTTTCCTTTATATGACATAAATAGAAATAACAATCATACTTATTTAGAGTGGCAGAGACACTAGTTAAACCGTTTAATATGGCAATTGCCAATCGTCTGATGGGACCTTTGGCGCAAACAAATCATTTTTTAGTGACAATATCATCGTTGACACCAGAGGTTGAGAGTTATATTCAGCAATATAGTAATGCCTCTGATTTTAGAAGATTTCTTGCGGAAAGGGGAGGAATACTTTGTAGTGATGCTAGTTTACCAACAACATCATACGCAACAGCAGAGGTGAGAGATAATTTTATGGGTATACCTCAACAGTATGCACATACTAGAATCTACACAGATATTGATTTTACTTTTTACGTTGATGAAAATTACACACTTTTAAAGATATTTGAAGGTTGGATGGAATATATTTCAAGTGGTGCTAATCCTTTGATGCAACAAGCAACAAAATCTTATTATCGCAGAATGAGATATCCTGATTCATATAAGTGTAATACATTGTATATTAACAAATTTGAGAAAGACTTTAAAAGAACAATGAGATATCAATTTGTGAATGCTTTCCCTAAGAGCATGTCATCCGTTCCAGTTTCCTACGGACCTGCTGATATATTAAAAGTTACTGTATCTTTCAATTATGACCGCTATATAGTAAGAGGTTAAATACCCACATAAATAATTTTAATGAATTGAAACATTATGCCATTACCTAAGATTAATACTCCGACGTATGATTTGACCTTACCATCGAATGGAAAGAAAATAAAATACAGACCATTTTTGGTGCGTGAGGAAAAAATTCTCATCATGGCACTCGAAACTGAGGATCAGAAACAAATCACATCGGCAGTAATTCAGATATTGACTGCATGTATCATGACAAGGGGTGTCAAACTAAATGAATTAGCAACCTTTGATATTGAATATCTATTTTTAAATGTAAGATCAAAATCAGTTGGTGAAACAATTACCTTGAATTTAATTTGTCCTGATGATGAAAAGACGAGCGTTGAAGTTACGATTGATCTAGATGCAATTAAAGTTAAAAAAGACAAGTCTCATACAAATATTGTCAAACTTGATAATAATTTGTCTATGAAACTTAAATATCCATCTATGAAGCAATTTATAGAGAGTAATTTTGAAGCAGGTGTTGAGACTGTTAGTAATACAATGGATGTAGTCATATCATCTATTGATATGATTTACAATGAAGAGGAAAGTTGGAGTGCATCTGAATCAACTAAAAAAGAACTTGAAGAATTTATTGATCAATTGAATACTAAACAGTTTAAATTGATAGAAAATTTCTTCGATACAATGCCCAAATTAACACATAAGGTGAAGGTGTTGAATCCAAAAACAAACGTAGAGTCAACTGTTTTATTGGAGGGACTGGCAGCTTTTTTCAATTAGGTATGGCTCACACGAATCTAGAGTCATACTACAAGACAAATTTTGCCTTGATTCAGCATCATAAATACTCTTTGACTGAGATTGAAAACTTGATCCCTTGGGAAAGAGAGATCTATATATCATTGTTGCAACAACATATTGAAGAGGAAAACTTAAAAGCACAACAAAGAAATGGATAAATCATCTCCCGTCTTTGAAAATTTTGAGAATAAAATGGCTGCTATGAGTGGCAGACCAAAGATTAATAGGAACACCTTTAAAATAGGAGCAGGTGGTCTTGAGGGGAGAGTCGCCAATAATGAAAAGAAGATTACTACATTAAAAAATATATTCAAGGCACAAAGAGTTGAGATTGGAGAGAGGATCACTCCGAAGGTAAATATATTAGAAGAGTCATTAATTAATACAAATTTAATTCTATCAGACGTTGCTAGGCAATTAGAAAAGGATTTTAGTAATCGAATAAAAACTGAGAAACTTTTACTCTCAAAGGAAAGGCAAGATAAATTAGATCAAAAACGTGACAGTAAAGAAAATAGAATAGAAACTAAAAAAATAGGTAAGATAGCAACCTCGATAGGAAATACAGTAGTCAAACCATTCCAGAATATATTTGATAAGTTGCTACAATTTGGACAATTATTCTTGGCAGGTGTTGGTGTTAATGCAGCATTATCGTGGTTGTCTGATCCTAAGAACTTTGAAAGATTTGAAAGCATTCTTAAATCAATACAAGAAAAACCTCTCATTGCATTGGGTGCTTTAGGTGGTGCAATATTTATTATGAATCGAGCACTATCAGGAACATTTAAAGCATTAAAAACGTTTGCAGGAACAATAATTAATTTTTTTAAAAATCCTAAAAAATTTCTAAAAACTTTTCTACCTAAACTTAGTAGGACAATACAAAAAAAAGCAATTCAAACACCCACAAAGTTTTTCTTAAATAAAGTCACTAAAAAAATTGCTCAAAAAACTGGTCTCAAAGCATTGGGTCTTATTCCTGGTATTGGTGATTTAGTTGACGTTGGTGTTGCGATTTATAGATTCAGTCAAGGAGATATAGCAGGTGGTTTCTTATCATTAGGTAGTGCGATTCCATTTGTTGGTTGGGGTTTTGCAGCTCTTGATATTGCAAGAGAATTTAATGCACCATTCTTGAAAGATTCACTATTAGATAAGAAGAGATATGATGATAAGAAGGAAAATACGAAAAAAAGAGCAATAGGTGGTCCATTCTCAGCTCAGGAGACTGTTGTATTTAATGAGGATACTCCACTTCCAATAGAATTTACTGCGTTGACTGGAGGTAAAGTCATGACTGCAGCTCAGATGGATAGGATAAAAGGTTTAAGAGCTGAAAATGGTGGATCAAATATAGCAATCATGGATTTACCAGTGAAAGATTTAAGAACTAAACAAATAAAACAAGTAGAACCAGGCGGAGATTCGACTGTTGGTGAACCCGAATCATATTCGTCAACTGACAATAATCCATATCTATCTGAGTTTAATATAATGGCTGACTTAGGAGAGAAAGTATAATGGCAGTTGAAGATCGAGCAAAGGAATTAAACTCTCTTGCGGAAAAAATAAGAGGTTCATTTAATAGATTTAATTCACAATTAAAATCTATTTCTGATAAAAGAAAAAGAATATCAAGAAACGTGGCAGAGAGAAAAGAGAGGAGATCAAAATTAAAAGCTTCTGCATCTTCTTTTGGAAGATCAGTCGGTTCTATAACTTCTAATGTATTAAAAACACCTGGTGATATTTTTGGAAAGATCATATCATTCGCATCTTTATTTTTACTTGGAGCATTAGTCAATTCAATACCTAAAGCACAACAACAAGTAGATGGAGACTTAGAAAAAACAAAACAAAAATCTACAAAAGTTGGTAATTTCTTTACAGGAATGGTGAGTGCATTTAAAGGATTTTTTGGTGCATTTAAAAAAACAGATGATATATCTGGCAAAACAATAACAGGTGTAAATGAATCATCCATTGAAGCGGAGAAAGGATTAATTGAATTAGAGAATACTTTTGGTCAAGTAGAGGAGGGATTTGATCCAAGTAGTTTAACCACTAAAGATGATGAAAAGGAGGATGATAATACTGATGATGTTCCTAAAGAATTTAAAAAACCTACTGTAAATCCAAATAATCCATATAAGAATAAAAATATAAAGAAAAATTATGAGGATGTTTCCAAAAAGTTAATTGATACAGATTCTTACTTATTAAGAGATGACAAGTTTGAACTTACAGATGGTGAAATAGTTAAATTTGATAAAAAATTAATATTAAAAGAAATTAAAGAAAGATTTGGCACTAAAGATTTAGAATTTAGTGATCAAGTTATTGATGGTCAAGATGTTCTTATCATTAGAGAAACAGTAATAACAAATTAATATGTCATTAGCAGGTCCTTCAAACTATAAAACTCTACGCATCGATAAGTCTGATGCGTCAACAGGACTTTTCGCTCAATCAGTTGAAGGATTGGATAGAGATTCATATGATGTAAAGACTGCACAACTTGAAGGAAAAACAATAAGATTTGATTATTTTGAAAGTGTCTATTCTCCAATGATTACTGCAAGCACTACAATAGTTGATACTGGTGACTCAGCAACAGATGATAGAGATAATTTAGCTACAATTAGAGATGGTTTCCCATTAGTCGGTGATGGAACAGAATTTATAACATTTGAAATTGCAACTGGGAACGGAACATTGACAACAAATGAACCAATGGTGGTGACTGGTGCACCAATTACATTAGATCAAAACCAAAGACAAGTTCTTACATTACCTTTAGTATCAAAATATTCAGTAGATACTGTAAGTAAACCGAGACTTGGCTTCTATGGAGTTGGGACTATCGATCAAGCAGTCAAAAAAATATTAAGAGAAAATAATTTACCATTTCGTGAAGAGAACATAGAAAAATCTTCCACAGTAGATAAGATAGAGGGTAAAAATGAAACTCCTATCGATTTAATATTTCATTTATCAAAGAAAACAAAACCAGTTTCAGGTGCACCTGGCTTCTTCTTTTATGAAACTCAAGAGGGATTTAACTTTAGATCAATAGAAGGTCTAATAGAACAAGGTATAAAAGAATATAAAGAAAATGCGGACTTACGCAATGTTAGAACGTATCGTTATTTTAACAATCAGCAACAAGATCCTTCAAATGATGTAGAGGATTATAATTTAGTTAAGATGCCTGTTATTAGAAGAGATCAAAACTTGATTACTGCCCTTAAAACTGGTGTTTATAACGTTCGTATACAAACTAAAAATTTATTAACTGGAGAGTTTACTGATAATGTAGTCAATCTTCTTGATAAAAACTCCACTTATCTTGGAGGTGAACCCTCTATAAAACCAAATCAAAATGAAACGACTGTAGCTAATTATTCTAGAACTTACAGTTATGTTTTGACACCAGGCAGTTTGGATGAGGGTGTGAGTAAAACAGTAACAAATAACCCTGCTTCATACGAACCACAAGCAAATATGAGATATGCGATGTTACATTCACAGGTGGTTGACATACAAGTGCCATGTAATACTGAATTGATGGCAGGTCATGTCATTAAAGTTTTGATAGAAAATGTTACGACTGGAAACAAAACAAATCAAGTTGAAAATCCACATCGAAGTGGTTTTTATCTGATTCTTCATCTTAGACATCATTTTGATCCTAAACATTCATATACATCATTAACACTTGCCCGTGATACATACGGATTATATACTAGTAACAAATGAGTTCACCAAGAGATACACCATTTACTAAAACTAATAGTAAATCAATATACGGAAAAACCCCATTACAATCTTGGGTAGGAACTGTTGTGTCTTATGATTCCCAGAAAGATCAAATAGAAGGTGGTTGGGGATGGAGATATAAAGTTAGAATCATGGGTGATAATACAAACACTGATCAGATTAGTGATGAACAATTATCATATGCCTATGTTTTACTACCTACCACTGCTGGTTCTGGTGGTGCGTTTAAAATGAGATCAGTCAGAGTCAGTCAAGGTGATTTTGTTTATGGTGTTCGTGGTGGTGGTGCAGGTGCACCTACTATGATACTAGGTGTATTTCCAAGAACAGCAAGTCAGGATGCTGGATCTGGTAATTTTTCAAATACTTCAGGGTTTACTGGAGAACTTAAAAAAACTAAAACTTTAAGTGGTGAATTTAATGAACAGACAGGACCAGCAACACCTGGTGTTACTCCATTAGATCCTAAAGAACAAAATTTATCTAATCGACCTGATCCATCTGTCAACTTAGAAACAATTGGATATGATAGAAATGATGATGCAATTATTGATAATGTGGAAGAAAAATTGACACCACCAACTACAGACCCGTCAACTCCGTGGGAGGTAGGAAATCCGATTACAAAAGGACAACTTGAATATATTTTAAATGGTGTAACAAATCCACCTGATCCTAATTACAATTATACTGATACTCAAATAGTCGCTGCGATTAGTCAAGCACAAACTCAAAATTTAATAGATGAAACAAGTGCAGAAACGGCTACTAACAAATTGAATGAGGGTGATGGTGCTTCTATAAATTCAATCTTGTTCAAACCAGAGATTCCTACCACTGAATAAATAATACAATAATAATATTATATGTCAACTTTAACCCTAGCAAATTCACTTAAATGCACCTCTTTCGATGGTGATACTGAAACAACTAGTTCATTGAACAAGTTTTTCAATAAAATCTCTGAGGGGTTGGGTGACGCTTTTGAATTTATTGATGATATTGAGGAAGTTGCAAGTGACATCTCCGATAGTATGGAGGGTCTTACTACAGTTATGAGTGACTTTTTAGAGGAAAGTGTAACTGGTTTTGTTACAGAGGGAATGCAGGCTGCTAAAAATTTCCTTCTTAGCAAGTTTAGTTTGAATCCTTTTGCTGGTCTAGCTCAGAACAGTGCCTTTGAAAATGCAATGTTCAAACCTCTTGATGGTCTCTTTAAAGCTTTTGGTTGCCTTGGCTCTACAATTAAGAAGGCAATGAAAAATACTATAAAGAACATGTTGGCGAACATGGTTAAGGGTGCTTTTACCAATCCTGTTGCATGTGCTGTTCAAGATTTTATTGGTGCTCTTACTGGTAAAATTACTAACATGATGAGTGGAATTATTGAACCTTTGATGGCACCAATCAATAATATGCTTAAAATTGTTGGAAAAGGGTTTGGATCAGTCAAGAGTTTTCTTCTTGGTGGTTTAAATATTCTTAGCAAAATTCAAGGATTGATTAATTGTGCTGATGATGAGAGTAGTGCAGAGTGTCATGTTGTTGAATCATATGATTTATTTACAGGTCCTTTGAGTAAAAAAGACGATCCAGAAAAACAAAATCGTTTCTCAAAAGCAATTGACAACTTATCAAAAAAGATCACAAACGAAGAGGGCACTGGAATTGGTGATAGACTTGATAATTTGACAGGAGACATTGGAAATTGGGGTATATTTGGTGGTAAAAGAGAAACTACAAGAGAAGATAGATTAAAAGAAATTGACAAAGAACTGGAAGAACTACGTGGTGATTATCCTAGTATTGCTGATGTAGATGTTGAATTAAGGAAAACAGAGGCTGAAGTTGATAGATTAATAAAAGAGATAGAACGAATTAATATTGATCTTAATAAAACAGCTTATGTATCTGGTGATACAAGTTTTGCTGCTTCAAGGGGTCTTATATCAAATAGAGAACAATTAAGGGATGAATTAAAAGCAGCAATCAATAAATCTAAAAAATTAGAAGAAATTCTTGCTAAACATAAAGGACTTAATGAACAAAGAGCAGAAGTGTTTAAAATGGAACCAGGTGCAATTATAAAAGAAGATCTTGGTGGAACCGCAGCAAGAAGAGGTGATATAGATCCAGTAGAGCTTGATTGTAATTCAGGAAACGTATTTAAATGTGGACTTCCAAAGGTAAGTATCTTTGGTGGAAATGGAGAAGGTGCTGTTGGTGATGTTATATTAGGTAATTTTATTCAAGAATTAGATCAAACTATATCACAGACAGAATATAAAATGGTTACAGGAACTAAAACACATGTAAGAATAGGTGATTATTATGTAAGGACATTTAAAAAAGGAGCTCGAGTTTCTAAACGAATTCATGTATTGTTAGAGAATGGAGATTATCCAAGTAAAGATAAAGGTTATAAACCCGAAGCGGGAGCCAGACAATTTACAAAAGCGGAGATTGTTGCAACATCTAAATTAATTAAACAAAAGAAATATGATCCTGCATCAAGAGTAGATCAAATTACTTACAAAAAAACAAAAATAGGTGGAAGTATAACTGAGGATGTAAAGCAGACTGCAAGCATCATTGGTGTAGACATAAAATATCCTGGTGAAGGTTATACACAAGAACCACTGATTAAATTTGAAGATAATTGTAAACAAGGATATGGTGCTTATGGTAAAGCAATTATAGATAAAGATCCAAATTCACCAACATTTGGGCAATTAACAGATGTTTTAATCATATCAGAGGGCATAAATTATCCTGCAGATACTCCAGAAGATGCATTTGTAGATAAGATTGTTGTTGAAGACGGTGGTATCGGATACACTGAAGAAGATACTATAGAAGATTTTGAAATTTGTGGTCTAGATGAGAATGGAACAATTACAAAAGTATGTACAAATGCTAAACCATATCGTTCTTTACCAAAATTGACAGTAAATAGTCGGACTGGTAGTGGTGCTATATTGACTCCTATTATGACTCGTAAACCTAAACAGATGGAAGTCATCACTGTTATTGATTGTATTACTCCAAGAAATAACATCGTAGGATATGTAAATGGTAAAGAATATAATGGACCTTTCCATGTTCATCCAGAAACAGGTCAAAAAATGGTTGGATTAGCACATACGACCAGAGCTCATGCTACAATATATAATACTCCACAGGAAAGTTTAAGATCGGGTGGTTCTCCTACATCTAATGTTGGTTCAACAAAAATTCAATTACGTTCAATACAGACATTAATAACTGAAAGTGAAACATCACAAACTCCTACGGAAACCTACACTGATCCAATGGATGAAGCAGGTGGTACAACACCACCCCCAAGTACACCCCCAAGTACACCACCACCAAGTTCACCACCACCAAGTTCACCACCAAGTAGTGGTGGAGGTGGATACGGAGGAGGATACTAATGGCAAATGAATCTAGAGTTTTAGACTCCTTTGGTCCTAATCTTGTTATAGAAACTAATGGTCCTGTTGGTGTTGCAGGTCCTCTTGCATATCAACTTTACTCAACCACTGAAAAAGGTGCCACATGGCAACAAGCGTTGCATGGCAGTGGATTAGCGACGATGGAAGCAAGTGATCGTCTTGAAATTCAAACAGGAAGAAAGAACAAAAAGGGTAGTATAAGTTTCATTGCTATGGCACATCATGGTGATGTTTGTTTAAATGCTAATTCAGGTTGGGTGCGAATAAAGGGTAAAAATATAGTTATAGATGCGACTAATCAGTTACTTTTACAAGGTAAACACATAACAGTCGGAAATGCAGATAAATCAACCTCAGACACACAAATTATTGGAAGAAGAATTGATCTGAATGGTTCAAAAGAAGTTAAAATTACAGGTTCATCAAAGATTACAAAACAAAGTGGAAATATTTTCCTTAAAGCTTCTAATCAAAAAGTGACATCTGGATTAGTCAAAGCTGCATTTATTCCTGGTCAATTTAAAGTAGGACCAGGATTACGTAATTTAACATTAGGAGATGTGTAATGACACAATTTCCAAATCAATCTGATCTCGGCACTCAAACCACAACTGGTGATTCAGTTTTTGAGAATGTCTGGGTTTTTGGTAAATTAAATTATCCTTTTGAGGGTGATGATTTAAAAATAAGATCCATAGATGTTAAAGAACCATCATTTTTTCAAAAAAGTGTAAGTCTTTCGGGTGATTTAAATCTTACAGGAAATGCAGCGATTGTTGGTGATGTTAGTCTTGATGAGTTAAACGCACGTAACGCAAACTTTACTGGTATTACTACAACTAAAGGAGATTTAAATATACAAGGTTCTCTTAAAGATGAAAATGGAGCAGCTGGCAGTGCTGGAACAATACTTTCATCCACAGGAAGCGGAGTTGAATGGATTGCTGCAAATACCACGAGTGTTAATAATTCAATTAACGTAGGTGTGAATTTAGATTCAACAAACGCAGACCAATTCATATCATTCTTTGGTGCAAACAGTGGTAATCAACCAAATCGTGTAGATAGTGATTTTACTTATAATCCAAACACTAATTTAATAAAATTAGATGGGACAGCTGGTGGCATTATTCCCACTGGTGGTATTATTATGTGGTCTGGTGCTGCAAATGCAATTCCTACTGGTTTTGTTCTATGTAATGGTTCAAATGGAACTCCCGATTTAAGAAATCGTTTTATTGTTGGTGCAGGTAGTGGATCTAATTATAATGTGAATGATACTGGTGGTGCTGATTCTGTAACTCTTACAGTTGATCAAATACCACCACATACTCATACTTACATAGATCAATATGTTCAGATTGATGCTGGTTACAGACCTTGGCCAGCAAATAATAATGACTGTAATGATCGAAATAGAGATTCTGGAAGTACTGGAGGTGGACAGGCACACGAGAACCGACCACCATATTATGCCCTTTGCTTTATTATGAAAACGTGATATAATATAAAAAATATTATATTATGAACTTAAAAGAATATATTCACATATATCCAAATACGATTCCATTTAAATTTTGTGATCAAATTATTGAAGAGTATGAAAATTCAGATGATTGGGTGCCAGGTACAGTAAATAATTATAATATCGCACAAAGTAGAAAATGTGAAGCAATTTATCTTTCTACTAATGAAGTAATACAAAAAAAATTTAATGTTAGAAAGAATATAGATGATGACATTTTTAAAATAGTAAATGCATCACTAGAAAAATATATGAAAAAGTGTAATGCTTTGGGTTACATTAATGTTAAGGGGGATACAGGATATATTCTTTTAAAATATCATACAGGAGATTATGTTCGTGAGCATGTTGATACTTGGTCAGGTGAGAATAGAACTTTAAGTTGTTCTATGATTTTAAATGATGATTATGAAGGTGGTGAGTTGACATTTTTCAATGGTGAATATAAACTAAATCCAAAGAAAGGTGATATTGTAATATTTCCCTCAAGTTTTACATATCCACATCAAGTCCTACCAGTTACATCTGGAACTAGGTACGCAATCATTACATGGATAAGATAGTTGACATAAATGAGTGGTCATATTAAAATATAAATATTATGGTTTAAATGATAAAAATGGAAAAGGAGAAGACTCCTGTAGAAAGATTGCATGATGATATTCGTCGTGCTGTAGATAAAATTGAAGATAATGTGGATGAAATAGTACGTATACATTGTCACGAGAATGATGATGCAGGCTAAATAGTTTACCTGCTTACAATCTGTGTACAAACTCTCTACCAAATTTTGCTGGTATGACGACAGTAAAATGATCGTCAAAATGTTTTTCATCAATGGAATCCCATTTACTTTTGATGAATTACCTTTTGGACATACATGGGATGAGGATCTATGTCAGGTGGCAGATGAAAATCCTTGTTATGACCCTGAGTACATGTATAAAGCATATGGGTATTTGATGTTAGAAGAGTTACACCCATTATATTTTCCAGTAGAACTAGAAAATCCAGAACTTCTCCCTGATGATTTGGAATATCTCTACGAACAGGAAGAATCTGCCTAACTAAATACATTATAGCAATATTTTGGCGAATATAAGAAGATGCCTCTTAATAAACTAGAGAATTTTATCAAGAATACTGAAGGTCGTATTCTTTATGTGAATCCAAATGACATTGATTCTACTGATGCGGTTACGAATCAAGGTAATTCACTGGCGCAACCATTTAAAACTATACAGAGAGCTCTATTAGAATCTGCTAGATTTTCATATCTACGAGGAGCAAATAACGATTTAATAGAAAGAACAACAATATTAGTATATCCAGGCGAGCATGAGATAGATAACAGACCAGGTTTTGCAGTCAAAGATGTTAGTGGAACTGCAACAGCAGTGTCACCTTCTGGTGCAGAGACAACAGCACAAACAACTCTTGCATTAGATCTAACATCAAATTTTGATATAACACAAGAAGATAATATTTTATATAAGTTTAATAGTATTAATGGTGGTGTAATTGTACCTCGTGGTACTTCTATTGTTGGACTAGATTTAAGAAAGACAAAGATAAAACCAAAATATGTTCCTAATCCGACTGACACTACAGTCGCTTCAACTGCAATATTCAGAGTAACTGGTACTTGTTACTTCTGGCAGTTCTCTATATTTGATGGAGATGAAGCAGGTTTAGTATATACAGACCCCATTGATTTCTCTGCAAACAATCAATCAACACCAAGTTTCTCACACCATAAACTAACTTGTTTTGAATACGCTGATGGTGTAAATGTAGATAATCGTTTCAGTCTGACTGATCTTGAAATCTATTATGCAAAATTATCAAACGCATTTAACATATCATCTACAAGAGATATTGATCAAAAATATCCAGCATCATCTGAGGGATTTGCTCCTCAAAGACCTGAATTTGAAATCGTTGGTGCATTTGCAACAGATCCATTAAATATATCATCACTCATTTGTGGTGATGGTGCAACACCAGGTAATGTTGTTACAGTCACAACTTCAACTCCACATGGATTAAGTAGTGGAACACCAATTAAAATTAAAGGTGTTTCTGTTCCTGATTACAATATATCAGCAAAAGTTGCAAGTGTTCTCACAAGCACACAATTCACTTACTTACTACCATTTGTAAGACCAAACTTACTAGCAACACCACAGTCAGTTGCATCTGCAACAATTACAATTGAGACCGATACAGTAACAGGTGCATCTCCATATATCTTTAACGTATCATTACGTTCTGTATTTGGAATGAATGGTATTCTCGCTGATGGTGCAAAAGCAACTGGATTTAGAAGTATTGTTGTTGCACAGTTCACTGGTATATCTCTACAAAAAGACGACAGATCATTCGTTAAATATAATCCAACCTCAAGAGCATTTGAAGGTATTAGTATACAATTGTCCAAAGGTGCTTCATTATCAAAAGAGTCATCATCACTAGACCCATCTACAGTTTATCATTTAGATAGTGATGCTGTTTATAGAAGAGAATGGCAGACAACTCATATTGCAATGAAGAATGATGCAATCATGCAGATTGTGTCAGTGTTTGCGATTGGATTTAATAAACATTTCTCTGCAGAAACTGGTAGTGACGCATCAGTTACTAACTCTAACTCTAACTTTGGACAGATTGCACTCACCTCTGACGGATTTAAAAAGACTGCATTTACAAAAGATGATACAGCATATATCAGTAATATTATTACTCCAAGAGCAATTGTAGAAGAGCCAGTGACTGTTGATTGGCAGTCACTAGACGTTGGACTTACCACATCTGTTGGTATATCAAGTCACTTATACTTATTTGGATTCAAAGATTTTGACGATAAACCACCTGTAATTATTCAAGGTTATCGTGTTGGTGCAAAAACAAATGATGCTCTAACATTAAATGTTGGTGGTAATTTAAAAACTGCTGAGATCAACATGACTGATAGTGTTGTAAGCACAGGATCATCAGTTATAAGTGGTACAAGTAATAGTTCAAAAATATTCAGAGTTCAGTCAGGACCTTCATTTATACAGAATGATGCGTCAAATTCTAATATATTCACCATTGGAACACACACTTTATCAACTGGTGAGAAAATTCGTGTATTTAGTGATGATGGTGATTTACCAGAAAACATTGAACCAAATACAGTTTACTTTGTTATAAGAATATCGTCAACAGAAATTAAATTAGCATCATCTGTAACTAACGCACAGAATAATGTTCCTATCACAGTGTTTGGTGGAACAAAATTATTTGTAGAGAGTCGTGTATCAGATAAGTCATCAGGTGACATAGGTTCACCTGTACAGTTTGACCCAATCAACAAGAGTTGGTTCATTCATGTTGATACTGACAATACAATCTATCCAGAGTTATTGTCTCAGGGTGTAACTGGTCTTACTGAGAAGAGTGTTGTTACTACAATTTCAAGAACTGTTGATCCAAGATCACTAGATGAAAGATTATACACAGTTCGTGTAGTTGTACCAAAAGAAGCTGCAAGCGCAAAAGATCCTGATGATGGATTTGTCATTCAAGAATCTAGCACAACAGGTGTGAGAGCCAGTACTGATTTTTCAATAAGAACTATAGATGCGAGTGATGTGTTCTTTGATCGCAATCCAAGATTTATCAGTACTTGTTCTGCATCTGCATCAACTGTATCTGTAAGAACTGAATTACCACATAATTTAAATGTTAATGACAAAATTAATATTATAGATGTCAAGAGTTCTACAAACACAACAGGTGTTGCTAATTCAGCTTTTAATGGAACATTTGAAGTTACTGCAATTACAAATGATAAAGAATTTCAATATTCAACAACTGACACTAATGGTAAGACACATAATACAGGTAATTTCACAAGTGACACCTCTAACAGAACAGTCGGTTTACCAAGATTCCAAAGAAATGATTTACAATCAAACTTATACATTTATCGTAGTGAAGTAATCAGTCAATATATCAAAGATGTGCAAGATGGTATTTACCACTTATATGTCTTAAAAGCAGATAATTCTATTACAAGTGAATTTACAGGTCAGAAATATAGTCAGAATGTCACCGATTTATACCCACAACAAGATAAGGATAATGATAATGACAATCCACCAGCAGCAGTTTCGTTTGCAAAACGAAATCCAATTGGTGATGTTGTAACTGATAGTCTTAAAAATAGTATCACCAGAGAAGCAACAGATAAATTATTACAAGATTTTGGACAAGGTTTAAAAATTACAGGTGTTGAATCTACATCAGGTGTTTCTACGATTACATTTGATAGAGAACATGGTTTGAGTGGTATTGTTACTTATTCTGACTTCACTGGAGGAACAGGATATAAAGATGGTACATATCACAATATCAAATTATTCAATAGTGGAACATCAACTTGGGATGGTGCAACTGGTAAAGTAACTATATCAGGTGGATCAATAATTAAATTTGATGTTACGGATGGTGGTTCTGGATATATCGGACCAGAAAAGGTAGAATTTGACCCAACATTTATAGGTTCACCATCCATCGGTGCAGCTGCAACATTTACAACTGCTGGTATTAGTACAAATGTTGGTGATGTTTTACAAATTACTGGTATTGGTACACTGACAGATGGATACTTCAGAATATCATCAGTCCCCTCAACTAAATCAGTTGCAATTGCGAAAACAGCAGGTGACACATCATTCTTAGCAGGTCAATATGCACTTAATTTAGGACCAGCAGTATCAATCGTATCTGATGACTTTGAATCTGTAAGTGGTGTATCTACATTTACTTGTAGTTCTGCTCATGGATTAGTAATTGGAAGTCCATTCAGAATTATTGATAGTTCCAATAATAAGTTGGGTGACTTCACCGTTAAAGAAAGAGTTGGTATTAAGACATTCTCTGCGAAGACAGATGCAAATCTAAATGGTGCATTTGTATTACCTCATGGTATGAGCGCTGCTGATGCAACATCTGGTGTTGACGGAGAAAACTTAGGAACAAGAGGTCTATCATTCTTTGCTAATGAAACTCTTACTCTTACAGAAGACTTAACAACTGGTTCTCAGATGAAGGTTGTAGTGCCAAATGCAGGTATTGGAACCGCACTAAGATTCCCACTTGGTTCTTATGTGCAGATTGATAATGAAATAATGAGAGTCACTACATCAGAATTATCTGGCAGTGGACTTGATGTAATTGGTGTTGTTCGTGGTGCATTAGGAAGTTCAAAAGAAGATCATTTATCTGGATCACTAATTAAAAAGATTACACCAATACCAATAGAATTTAGAAGACCATCAATTATTCGTGCTTCTGGACATACATTTGAATATATTGGTTATGGTCCTGGTAACTATTCAACTGGACTACCACAAGTACAAGTAAGATCACTCACTGAGAGAGAAGAGTTCTTAGTTCAGTCACAAGAGAGATCATGTGGACAGGTTGTATACACTGGTATGAACAATGAAGGTGATTTCTTCATTGGTAATAAGAGAGTTAGTTCTTCAACTGGACAGGAAAAAACATTTGATGCTCCCGTTCCAACTGTAACAGGTGAAGATCCATCAAGATTGAGTGTTGTATTTGATGAAGTTGTCATTAAAGAAAGACTTAAAGTTGAAGGTGGAACATCAAGAACTATTTTATCTAATTTTGACGGTCCTGTTAATTTCAGTAAGGATGTTAGATTTGATGCTATAACAAACTTCTCTAAGACATTAACAATATCACAATCAGAACAATCTTTCTCAGTAAGTTCAGGAGACTTGGTTGTTTCAGGTGGTGTTGGTATTGGTAAGAGTGTATACATCGGTGGTGACTTAAATGTTACAGGTACTGTTCTTGGAGGTAATCTTCAGTTTGGTAATATCTTGATTGCACAAACCGATGATAATACAATTGACACGACCCTTGGTCCTTTGATGTTAAACTCTGCATCTGGTATTACATCAGTCAGAGATAATCTAACTGTTGATAATCATTTAGAGGTAGATGGCAATACATCTCTTAATGGTATTACAACTATCACTCCCACAAGTGGAACTACTTTTGTTGTATCATCAGTTGATGATTCTAGTAGTAAAACAACTGGTGCAGTTGTTGTAAGTGGTGGTGTTGGAATTGGTAAGGAACTTCACGTTGGTGGAGACATTACTGCATTTGCTTCTTCTGATATTAACCTCAAAGAAAATATTAATGTTATTTCAAATGCACTAGATAAAGTTAATGCGATTGCTGGTTATACGTTCAAATGGAAAGAACCAAAAGATTGTAACAATCAAACATCCTCAATGGCTGGGGAACTTGACACTGGTGTGATCGCACAAGAGATTGAAGCACTTGGACTACCAGGAATTACAACAACCAGAGAAGATGGTGTAAAAGCAGTTCGTTATGAAAAATTAATTCCTATATTAATACAGGCAATTAAAGAACTATCTGCGAAAGTAGATGGACTATCCTAATAAATAACTAAAAATACCACGAAATGGCGAGTATAAGAAAAACCTTTAGTTTCCGTAATGGAGTCCAAGTAGATGAAGATAACTTCATCGTTAATGCCCTTGGCTTAGTTGGTATTGGAACTTCCATACCAAATGAAGCTCTAGATGTTCGTGGTACAGCAAAAGTTGTTGGATTAACAACAACTAACGATCTTTTTGTTTCAGGTGTTGCAACCGCAATTGACCTTAAAGTTGGAACTGCAATATCAATTACAGATGGAGGTGTAACTGCGTCTAGATTTTTTGGTGATGGTGCAACTTTATCAAACTTACCTACATCACAGTGGGAAGATGTTAATTTAGGATTAGGTTTTACTTCAATATATGCTATAGGTAATGTGGGTATTGCAACCACTGACCCTAGACAAAGTTTCCAAGTTGGTGGATCACCTGATATTACAGGAAAATCTGGAGTAGGTATAAATTCGATAGGTAATATTAAAGCAACTGGTATTGTAACTGCTACGAGTTTTGTTGGAGCATTGACTGGTAATGTTGTTGGTAATGTTACAGGAGCAATCACAGGAAATGTAACGGGTAATGTAACTGGTAATATAGATGGAGATGTAAATTCAACGGGTGTTTCTACATTCACAACATTAGATGTTAATGGAAATGTTGACATTGACGGACATACTGAATTAGATGACCTTAATGTTTCAGGTGTTGCAACTGCTACAAGTTTTGTTGGAGCATTGACTGGTAATGTAAGTGGTAATTTAACTGGAAATGTCACAGGAAATCTCACAGGTGATGTTACAGGTGATATAAATTCTGGCATTACCACAGCATCAACAGAATTAAATGTTGGTACAGGTGGTACTGCTTTCACTTCATTAAACTTAGGTAGAGTCGGAATTGGATCTGCGATCCCTAAATCAGATTTAACTATTAGAAAAGAAAATAGTGCATCACTAGAAATTATTGGAGAATCTGGCACTACTAAAATAAGTATTGGTCAATCGGAAACAGATGGAAATGAATCTGCACTTATAAGATATGGTAATCCCGATGCATCATTAAATATTATCAACTATAACGCTGGTTCTGTTAATTCATTCATTCATGCAGGTAGTGGAACAGGTATTCAAACAGGTAGATTTTCATGGATATATGGACAAAGTAATCAAGAAATTTTATCTCTCACCTATGATGGCTCATTAGGTCTTGGCAAAACAAATCCAGACCATACGTTACATGTTGTTGGTACATCTACTGTCACAAGTGATGCTTATGTTGGTAATGATCTTTTTGTTGCAGATGATGTGGTAATAAAAGGTGGATTGACTGTTAGTGGTGTTGTTGATTTACCACCTGTCTTAGATGGCACGAATATTAATACTCTCAGTGGTATTACAACAGTCAATAATGTTAGTATAGGTGGAAGTATTACATTTCTACCTGGTGATTATAATATTAACGCATTTGCCACAGACAGAAACTCAGATGTTAGTATAGGTTCTTTAGGAATTGGAGTTTCAGTCGCTGGCATCACAACAACTGCTGATAGTATTAAATTAAAAGTACTTGGTCAGTCAGAATTTAGTTATATTGGAATTGGAACTACAGCTTCTCCTGCTTCATTCCCCTTTCCAGGATTTGTAAAGTCTAATGGATTTCACATTTTCAATAGTTCGATTGGAATCAACTCTTGCACTACTTATTTTGATAGTAGTGATGTAAGTGCATCTACAAACGCAAGTGTTGGTATAGGTTCAACAGTACCAAGAGCTGTTGTTGACTTCTCAAATGCAGCAAATGATGTCCGTGCTGATAGACAACAACTTAGATTTATGTTGCCACCAACAGTCACAACAACTGCAAAGGTTGGTCTTACAACAGTAGCAGGTGCGATAGTCTACGATTTAACATTGAATAAGTTACAATGTTTTAACGGAACTGATTGGAATAATTTATTCTAAATTATGAAAAAATTTGTTATTGTTGGGTCTGGTTCAGCTGGACTCATTGCTGCTAGTATGATAAAGACTTATTGGAAAGATAAGGTAGATGTAACAGTTATACATGATAAAAGTCAAGGGAGCATTGCAGTTGGAGAAAGCACTACTCCTTTAATTCATGGTTTTTTGCATTTTTTTGGATTATCGGAGAGAGATTTAATACGAGATTTAGATGTAACTATAAAACTTGGAATAAATTTTAAAAACTGGATTCCCAGTACTGAGTATTTTCATGGATTTACTCAAGTTGTAAAAAAAGAAAAAGATAATGATCCAAGTTCAGTTTATAGTATTCTTAATAATGTTTATGATGGTGGATCTCTTTTTAATAAACCACTAAATGAAGTTCCAAAAAATATTTTTGATAATTATGCATACTCACTTCACATTGATACAAAACAATTTACTGATTATATTCATGATAAATTAAAGAATATGGTTAATTTTGTAGATGATATTGTTACGAGAGTAAGAGTCAATACTGAATGTACTAATATAGAAAGTATTGAGTGTAAGTATAATGGAATATTCAATGCTGACTATTTTATAGACGCATCTGGTTTTAATACCATATTATTCAAACATCTCAATCCTAGATGGAATGATATATCTAAATATCTGCCGATTGATAGAGCAATTCCGCAACAAGTTCCTTATAATTTTAAAAATGAACTTCCATCTTATACATTAGCAGAAGCAACAGATAATGGTTGGATATGGAGAATACCAATTGGGAATAGATATGGAACTGGTTATCTATATTCCTCTAAGTTTACGTCTGATGAAGAGGCACGAGAAAAATATAATGATTGGTTAGTCAAGAATTTTGACACTAAACTTACGAGTGATCGAATTATAAGATATAAACCTGGATACTACGAGGATTATTGGATGGGTAATTGTCTAGCAATTGGTTTATCAAGTGGTTTTGTTGAACCACTAGAATCAACTGGACTTCATATTGTTATTACACAGGTATTAAATTTTATCAGATATAATTCAAGTTTAAAAAGTTTAGAGTTTGACAAAAAATCTGTTAATAAAATTAGTAGAGATTTTTACGTTGATACTATAAATTTCGTATGTTTACATTACAATACAAATCGAACTGACTCTGAATTTTGGAAATATATTACAGAGAATAAACTTGATTGGGTAAAAGATGTTGAACAAAAATGTAAGGAAGATTTTTTGGATATAACTTTCTTCAGAAATAATCCAACTCATAACATTTGGCCTTTAGAAAGTTATATATCAGTTGCACAAGGTTTGAATATGTTTAGTAAAGATGGAATACAAAATTATCTTAATTCAAAATCTGATGGAAGGGGAATAATTAAAGATGGTAATGAAATATTAGAATTTGCCAAAAATAAATATAAAAATCAAATACATCAAAAAAATATTCAAGAATTTGTATCACATAAGGGAATAATAGACTCAATTCATAAATAATAAAAAGTACGAGTTTTTATGGGATTAACTGTAACCAAAACTGGACCTTATTTTAACGGTAGTGGACAACCTACACCAAATAATCAAACTCAGGTAAAATTTAGTCAATTACGAGATACTTTTAGATTAAATAATCCAACTGGTTCGATAAGTGCAAGTGAATTACTACGAGATATTGATACAAATAGTTCAGACCCAATAGTTCCTGATGCTACAGAAAATAGTAATATAGCATCAAATACTTTATCTGCAATAGCATCTGGCACGATTGCTTCTAATCTTGATTGGGAAGTGTCACAATTTTTTGGTGCGATTAAATTTTTTGATGTAGAGCAAGATGCGTCTGATGTCAATACTAATTTTAATATCAGTGCTTTGACAGAGTTTAATAATAATTTAGGAAAAACTATCAAGAAAAAGTTTACCCTACGAGGAGAACATAGATCAACAAATACAAGTATCGCAGCGGCACAAATATTATCCGATGCATGGAATCTGACTATGGAAATACATGGTAATTTCTATGGTGCAGGTGGAGTCGGTGGAGTAGAAAATGATGTAAGTGGAAAACCTGGTGGACATGCTATTAGTATAAGTAGTGGTCGAGTTTATGTTGATATTCAACCTAATGCTAAAATCTGGGGAGGTGGAGGTGGTGGAGAATTTGGTGGTGATGGAACTGCAGGTACTGCTGGAACTTGTGAAAAAGAAATAACTGTATCAGCGTGTCCAGCTGACGATGAATCACTTATTTGTCCAGATGGATTTACTTTGATTGATGACTGGACCTCAGACACAACGTGTAAACGAGATCAATTCTGTGCTGGTCCATGGGAATCATTCTGTCATAATTATACAGTAGACACATATGACTATGGTATATGTAGAGCAACTGAAGCATCACTTCCACCACCGACAGTTAAAGGAGGTAATGGTGCAGCAGGTCGAGGATATAATAATCTTACAGGATCATTAACTGGTTCAGATGGTCAAACAGGAATTTGCCCAACTTGTCCCGACTCAACTTTTACATTTATACCTGGAACAGGGCAATGTAGTGGTGATGGTGAAGATGGTGGTAATGGTGGTGATTGGGGTCAAAATGGAGGTAATACAGGAGCATCTGGTAATGGTGGACAGGGTGGAAGTGCAATTGAAGCACCAAATGCAACCGTCATAGTTACAGGTAATAATACGAACACAGTAAAGGGTTCTATACCCTAACTATATAATACAAATAAAAGTATATTATGTCTGACGATAAATCTCCTAACTTTGTTGAAAAAGGAAAAAATCTTGCAAAGTTCTCGTGGGAGTTAATTAATTATATACAAAGAAACCACGAGAAAGTTCTATTTGTAAGTGAAGAGGAATATAAAGAGAGAATTATGACATGTCGAGACTGTGATAAGTTTCGAGAGGTTCAAAATGAATGTGCAGTTTGTGGATGTTATTTACCTGCAAAAGCAAGAATAGTACTAGATTCTTGCCCATTAGGAAAATGGACAAGTAAAAATGAAGAGTGGTTTACAAAAGAAAAATTCAATAATATAATTGAAGACATGGACAAATGATTATCTTTTCTTTCATACTATCATTATTTGCAAATCATCTACCTGTAATGTACGTTCAAGTACCACAATGGGCAGATGATTGGGCGGTTTGTGCAGTAGATATACCTGACGCAAAGTGTCATTGGTATGTTATGGCTCCTGACAATACATTTGGAGAGGGTTTTAGTTGGGAAGATGCACCTTGGTTTGATGCAAATGGACTTAGTGACATTGCACCGATGCAAGAAAAAACAGTACTAGAAAAGTTACAAGATAAATAAAAGAAAAAAAGTCAAATGGGTTATTACATAAAAAAGACAGGTCTATCTGGCAAGACAGTATATTGGACAGGTGGTGTTCATTGGTCTGATGATGTGTCAAAGAAAAAGGTATATGCCAATAAAGGAACAGCAGATGCAAAGATTGTCAACACCGATGGTAAAAATGGTGGTTGGACAGGTGCAACTGTTGTTAGTGAGTAGTTAGAAATCTAAAATTTCATACATACTCTGTATGGTTTGTTCGAGAGATTATAATATTTTTTAAAGAGATCAGTTGGGAAACTGTCACAGACCCCTTTACAGGGGTCTTTTTTTGTACTATAATAAGAATAATTAAACTAAAGGAGACCACCAATGAAAGTGACAAAACTTTCTGAAATTGTTGCTCTCGGTTTTGAAGAACTCATTACTGAAGGCGATACGAGAGAAATAGGTAAATTTCTTGCCTTTCCAACTGAAAGAATTATTGCACCACAATGGTTAAGAGAAGAATGTGGTATTGAAACAGATCAATCCCCTGACGATAATGAAGGTCAACAAGAGAAGTATGATAGATTGTCTAGTAATGGTCTAAGAATACAAGTTAAGTTTCGTGGTGGAAATACACTACATATGGAACAGACTAGAAGAACAACTGGTAAAAATGCGAGTGCAGGTGCTAAGAATGGACAGGTAAGATATGCGATTGGTTCATTTGATGTAATTCTGTTTATCATTCCTAAGAGTCACGATAGTATAGACGATTGGGAATATCTTGCAATTCCAAATTCAGAACTAGAGGACAGTAGAATGACAGGATATTGTGTTGGTCAAGTGCCATCTAGATTAAGAAAAAAATATACTGGTAGAGCGAAAGAAATTATGACTCAAATGGAAGATGCTAAACGAATATAGTATAGGAGATAGTAGAGAACTTCTGAAAGAAGTTGAGTCCAGTTCGGTGGATTTAATTTATATTGACCCACCTTACTGTACTGGTCGAGACTTTTATCATTTTAATGATAAGTTTAAATCTAGTCAAGATTATAGAGAACAATTAATTAAACCTATGATTATTGAGTGTCATCGAATACTAAGTGATGTTGGAAATATTGTTGTTCATGTAGAACCTAAAATATCTCATCATATCAGAATTGTATTAGATGAAATATTTGGAGAAAAAAGATTTAAGAATGAAATTGTTTGGATTTCGGGAGGTAATCACAAATCACTAAAACAATTACAACGACATCACGATACGATTATTGTTTATCAAAAAGGAACAACATCAATCTATAATCCAGAGCATAAAGATTATGATGCTGATACTTACAGTAAGGCAAAGATGTGTAAGTTTCGTAAACAAAAGTATAATACATCAGCGTTAGTTAATCGACAACCAAATGTTGTGTCAAGACCTAACTTGAGATATGAATGGAATGGTAATTTTTTACAATGGCATATCTCAAAGGAAAGGATGCAAATGTTACATGATGACAATAGACTAGAGTATTCCCCGAATACTGGAATACCTAGAGTTAAAAAATATCTTAATGAAATGGATGGTATTCCAATTAAAGATGTATGGTCTGACATCAAACAAATACAGGGTGTAGAGAAGTTAGATTATGCTACACAAAAACCAGTTGCATTATTAAATCGTATTGTTAGAATGTTTAGTAATGAAAATTCTATTGTATTAGACCCCTGCTCTGGAAGTGGAACTTTAGGTAGGAGTGCCATTATTACAGGAAGAGATTACATTCTATTTGATATTAATGATGATGGTAAAAAATTATTTGAACAATCTTTAGATAATATGCCAGTTGAAGAAGTGACACAAGAAGTAACGACACCTCTCACAAAATTGCTACAATGAATATATCAAACGAAAACACTATGCAACTAAGACCACATCAGTTACAAGCACTTTGGGAAATGCAACAATCCGATAAAGGACAAGTGATTGTTCCTACTGGTGGTGGTAAGACGATGTGTATGATAGAGGATGCCAAGACAAGATTTGCACAGAATAGTTTACCAAAGACTATTGTTGTAGTTGCACCTCGTATCCTACTTGCAAATCAGTTGTCAGCAGAGTTCTTAGAGTTCATCACAGATGTAGAGGTCATTCACGTTCATAGTGGAGAGACACATCATAAGAGTACAACTAAGACAGATGAGTTAGAATACTGGTATCACAATAGCACAGAGAACTTACTTATATTCACTACATATCATTCACTACA